AGGCAACTGACCCTACTGAGGGTGACATCTACTTACATGCAGAACATGATGTTCACTTTGAGGCAAAGAATTTTGCTAAGATGATAGGACATAACGTAACTATAAATGCTTCTGATAAGTTATTGTCTAATTCAAAAGGATTCAATATCATTATCGGTGACATGGTTCGCATTCATGAACCACAATCTAAACTCATTCCGCCCGCCTTGGGCGATTACATCAACTCTCTTGTAGAATAATGGCAGGAATTAGGGACATTGAGACTGGTAAAGTCTACATTGGTAGAGAACAACCAGCAAAACTGGACACCGCTAAAGAGACTGTAGATGGGGACAAACCTTTCAATGGCACATTAGTTGCTACAGGACCTGTTATTGCAGGAAAGCATAGTGGATTTGCCAAGGCAACTGTCAATATTGGTACAGACATTGATGAATTCAAGTCTGGTGTCAAAGGCAGGGCATTGCAAGTTGATGGTGATGTTGAAGTCATTGGTGAAGAGGCAGAAAATGCTATCTACATTGATGGTGACGTATATGTTACAGGTAAAGTTGACTGCTTGAATAAAGGCAGACTTGCTAGTAGATTTGCTACAGCAGATGCTCTGGGTAAGTCATTCGATATCCAGCACCCTACAAAGGAAGGACATCGACTGCGCTATGCATGTATTGAGGGACCGGAAGTCGCTGTGTATCACCGTGGCAGACTCACTGGAGAGACTGAAATTGTGCTACCTGAATACTGGGTAAACCTGGTGTATGAGGACAGCATCACTGTGTCTGTCACTCCTATTGGAGCACACCAGGACATCATTGTCAAGGAGTTTGACAACACTAAGATTGTATTAGAGTCTGTAAGTGCAGACATCGATTGCTTCTACCATGTGTATGGTGAAAGAAAGGATATCAACCCCTTGATTATTGATTATGAAGGCAAGACTTGGGAAGACTATCCTGATCCAAACGTCTTCATGGCACCAGATGATGAAGACCGTAATATTCTAGACGAAAGATATAGGGGTCCTCGCAACACTATTACTAAGTAATTGTGCTATAATACATAGTATATGGAGTTTTTATTATGAATACAGTTGAATTTCGCGGTACCGTAACCGTTGACGGGATTATTGAACTTCCTGAAACCTGGGCAAACAAGATTGACGTTGATACTATTCACGTTCAACTAACTCCCAAAACCGTTTTCCAGGAACTGTTTGTATACCAAATGCCTTATGGAAAGTCTGTTGTAATCCGTAACGGTGGGGGCGGTGTCATAAACGCTTTCTTCACTGTCACAGCGGAGTTGTCTTCAGACGCTCAGTAGGGTATAATAGTTTCAACCGCAACCTACACATGACCGTCGCCGCTTGGGAAAACGACCAGTACGTTACCAAAGTTGAGATCAACATCCCTGGACGCTACTTCGCCATCCATGGTTCTGATGGTGGACTGCAAGAACTTGAATGCAATACTGTAGATGAGTTTATGAGCGTCTGGACGGTCACCAACACTGCACTCCAATTCGATGAGGACATTGAATTAGTTTATTCCTAATGCCAGAAAAAGAAGTAGAAGATCCTAAACCCAAGGAATCACCTGATGAGGACACTGATATTTGGGATCTTCTTTATAGAAAACAAAATAATGACGCTCCCTAAATAGTCTGAAGGAATGGTGTCAGGACTAATAGGTAATGCCTCTAAGTAGACTTGAAAATTTCCTGAAGAACATTCAGGGTAATGTTATCTATGTCAATCCAGAGGAACTGGATGCAACAGATGACGTAAGTAATAAGGGTAACTCAAGAACTCGTCCCTTCAGGACAATTCAAAGAGCATTACTTGAATCTGCCAGATTCTCCTATCAATTAGGTAAAGATAACGATAAATTTGATAAGACAACTATTGTCGTATCTCCGGGCGTACACTATATTGATAACCGTCCTGGTTATCAAATTGACACTGCTGGCAATACTACTAATGTAAGTGGTGGTAGTGTTAGTATCAACGAATTTTCTGTTGGTTCTAACTTCAATATTCAGAGTTCTGATAACCTTCTTTATACATTCAACTCGATTCATGGTGGTGTCATCATGCCTCGGGGCACGTCTATCGTAGGTACAGACCTGCGTAAGACTAAGATTAGACCGAAATATGTACCAGATCCTGCCAATAATAACATTCCTGCTACTGCCCTGTTCCGAGTAACTGGTGGTTGTTATTTCCGTGAGTTCACTTTATTTGATGGTGATCCGGCAGATAGGATTTTCAAAGATTATACTACAAATACATATACTCCAAACTTCTCCCATCATAAACTCACCTGCTTTGAGTATGCTGATGGTGCGAACATTGTAAGTGGTAAGGGTAATACTGACCTTGACATGTATTATGCTAAGTTGACACTAGCATATGGTAATAATAGTGGTCGGGCAATCCCATCATACCCAGCAAATAACGACTTTGAGACGGTCATTGACGAATCTCGTATTGTTGGTGCTATCTCTCAGGTTGGTGCTATTGAGATTGCTGACATCTATTCTGGTGGCAATCCTTCTTCTGCGACTGCAACCACTGTAGTTTCTGTGGTTACCAATGACAGTCATGGTCTCTCTGTCGGTACTCCTATTAGTATTGTTGGTGTTGCTGGCAGTTCTAATGTCAATGGCACCGAGTATGATGGTGTCCATATTGTGTCTCAGGTTCTGAGTGACACGCTGTTCACCTACAGTGTTACTACTGCACCTGCTACTACTGCTACTCCTAACCTTACAGGGTTGTCACCCACAGTCACTGTTGAGAGTGACACTGTAACAAGTGCCTCCCCATACATCTTCAACTGCTCTGTGCGGTCGGTGTTTGGTGTCAACGGTCTCCATGCTGATGGTGCCAAGGCAAGTGGATTCAAGTCCATGGTGATCGCTCAGTTTACTGGGGTCTCCTTGAACAAGGATGATACAGCATTTGTAAAATACAATCCCACAACTGGCACATATCAGGACCAGTCAGCACTGGGTTCTACTACTCTACTGCATACAGACGGACAAGCACGTCATAAACCAACTTACGAAAGTTTCCACATCAAGGCGTCGAACAGCGCACAACTTCAGTTAGTATCCACTTTTGCGGTGGGTTGTGGTATTCATTTTGTATGTGACTCTGGTTCTGACGCATCAATTACTAACTCTAACTCTAACTTTGGAGCACAAGCTCTGAAGGCAGATGGGTTCAAGGCAAATGCCTTTACTAAAGACGACAAAGGTTACATCACTGGTATTCTTCCTACACAAAGGGACTTTACTCAAGAGACTAGCAGCAACTGGTTGAAACTGGATGTTGATAAGACTGCTGCTGCTTCCGATACTAAACTGTATCTAAGAGATTATGCTGAACAGGATAGTGCTCCCCCAGCAACTACTGGTCCATACACTGTTGGTCAAAAGGTTGGTGAACTGCTAAAGGTCAACATTGATGGCACCATCCGCTCCGCTGAGGTGTTGATGACTGTGGTATCAGGTGCAGGACCTTCTGGTAAGAAAGAGCACCGTGTTGGTACTAATGCAGGTATTAGTAGCATTACTAATAATATTATTACTCTACAAGAAAACCATACATTCATTCCTGGAGAAAGTGTAAGATTCTATTCTGACAGTGGTTCTCTTCCTGATGGTATTGAGTATAATACCAATTACTATGTTATTACTGATTCTCTAGATAACAATCAAATCCAGATTGCTACAAGTCCTGAGAATGCTGTTGCAAATAATTCAATTGCAGGTCTCAATAACCTGGGTGGAAATCTTAGAGTTGTTTCTGATGTTCGCATCAAGAAACCTGGCGAACCAGGACATCCTATTCAATATAATAGTACTGGTTGGTATATCAACGTCAAGACTGGTAACAATCTTCATGCTGCTATTGTATCAAACCAGACGGCAATCACACCTGAGACTACTAGGTCTTATATTGAAAGAAAGAGTGATGGTCGTAAAGATGTTGAAAAAATCTATCGATTACGTTATGTTCTGCCTGATGGTAGTTCTATTTCTGGACCTCCGCAAAACGGATACTCTTTAGAAGATACTAGTAGTGTTATTGATGATGATAAATTCCAGAATGATAATACTAACCTAACCAGTGACATTGATTTACGTCAAGGTACTAGCATTATTGATGCTTCCTGGTCTTCTAATGTTGGTGTTATCACCTCTAAGTTCTCCCATAACTTGCGTCGTGGTCAGGTTATTGAGATCAACCGTCTGCGTTCTGCTAATAATGTTTCTGGAGCAGATAACTCTGGTTTCAATGGTCTGTTTGAAGTTCTTCAGATTGATGGTAAGAAAACCTTTAGAGTTGGTTTGAATACTAATCCTGGTGGTATTAGTACGATTACCACTGGCACTCCATATACTCGCCATGATCAGAGTGTTGTTGGATCTGGTCGTACCTTCTCACCTTACTTTGTCCGTAAGGATTATGGTAATGCTTATCAAGTATTCAACCATGAGGTTGTTCAAGACTATAAGTCAGGTGTTCAGGATGGTATCTATAACCTGACTATGCTTGGGTATGGTAGTATCCCTGAGGTATCTCCATACGACATCGGCAAGAACCGATTTGCACAAAATATCAATGATTTGAGACCTAACATTGATATTGACAACTATGTTGATGATCCAGAACCCGCAGTGTCCTATGCTGTGCGTGATGACATTGGATTTGTACAATCTAATGACAATGCTAATAGCATCACCCGTGAGTCAACCTTAGCAATCATTGAAGATACTGGAATCGGTATTGGTGTCACTGAGGCAACTGTTTCTGGTACTGACATCAGTGCCAATCTTATTGTTGATCATGGTTTCAACAGTATCAAAACTGTAGGAAGTCTGACTGGTGGTAGCAACCTGGGTACAGGATCAGGTAACGCTGAATTTTACTTCAGTGTAAATCTTTCTGGTGGTACTGGTAGTGGAGCGACTGCTGATGTTACTGTTGCTGCTGCTGGTATTATCAGCGGAATTGATATAGTTGATTTTGGTTCTGGATATAGTGTCAATGATGTTCTGACAGTCAAAGGTGTTCCTTTCTCTGCATCTGGAACTGATGCTACTGTCACAGTCACTGAAATTGATAATAATGTTGGTGATATTATTCAAGTGGTTGGTGTTACCAGCACTGCCTACAATGGTATACAGAGAATTACCAACGTAACAGATCCTAAGATTCTGGTATATGAAGGAAATGTATCTACTGCATCTACTGATGGTTTTGTTTACCATGTAGGTGTTGCTACTGCGGTTTCTAACATTGTACATGATTCTGTTAGTGGAATTGCAACTGTCACGATGAACCGTGACATTGGTTTGCGTCGTGGTGATGAGATTGTCATCAGTGGTGCTAATAGTGTTTACAATGGTCAGTTTGCTGTTCTAGATCGCATTGGTTATGGTTCTTCACTGACCGTTTCTATTCCATCAGCAACTTCTCCTAACTTCAATGGTCCTAGTTGTATTGCCCATGGTGCTGGTATCAGCAATCGTTCTAAGGGACAAACAATTTCCATCTATGGTGGTCTGACGACTGAGATTAGTTCTGGTCTTACAACTGCTTCTACTAGCATTACTCTGCAAGATAACAATAAGATCCGTCGCGGCGATTATCTTCAGATTGAGAATGAGATTGTTCGTATCTCTAATAATACGAAAAATCAAATCATCCGTGGTTGTCTTGGTACCAATCAAACATCACACCTTCAGTATTCTGCCGCTGTCAGAATCAAAGTTCTGCCTGTTGAGCAACGTCGTCACAGTGTGATCCGTGCTTCTGGGCACACCTTTGAGTATGTTGGTTATGGACCCGGCAACTATAGCACTGCTTTACCTCAGACGCAAGATCGTGTCTTAGATGATAAGCAGCAACTGCTTGCTCAGTCTGTGTCCTCTCGCGGTGGTAGTGTTGTTTACTCTGGTATGAATGACCGGGGAGAATACTTCATCGGTCGTAAGAAGATTGATGCTCTAACAGGTGAAGAGAAATCTACTATCAATGTTTTTGATAGTACTGGGGTTACAGAAATTCCTTCTGCGATTGATTTCAATGACCTGACTGTCAAGCAAAACTTCTACAGTCTTGGTAATAGTTCTTTGGTTGATATTCAACTAAAGGGTAATCGTAGTGGTGATGTTGGCACCAGCGTATTTGTTGGTATCAATGGTGCTAATCAAAATGCTCCTACAACCAGTGTTGATCAGATCATTCTGAACACTACATTTGATAAAGCAGGATATATTGGTTGGGTTCGTACTACTGATTCTACTCAACCTTGGAAGAAGTTTGGTCCTATCAGTGTTGATCAGACTGATCATTATTCTTTAGATAAACTTGTTCTGGGTGCTGCATCTGCTGGTTCTAACACTCTGGCAGTCACTGGCGACTCTTCACTAACGGGTGATCTGCAAGTTAGTGGTGCATTTACATCCAGCACTGCTGTTGTTGGTAGTGCAAAGGTCAGCGACCTGACGACATCTCGCATTGTTATTGTTGGTGCATCTGGAGAACTGGAAGACAATAGTGGTCTTACCTTTACTGGTAACACTCTAACTGCCAATACTCTTTCCGTTACTAATAATGCTACTGTGGGTGGTACATGTACTGCTGACACATTCTCTGGTAATGGTATTACTCCTATTGGTGGTATCATCATGTGGAGTGGAGGTAGTGTTCCTTCTGGATGGGCAATCTGTGATGGTAACAATAATACTCCTAATTTGAAAGATCGATTTGTGTTGTCTTCGGGCGACACATACTCTGCTGGTTCATCTGGTGGTAGTGCTGATGCTGTGCTTGTTCAACACGATCACAACGCAACATCAACATCAACTTCTACTACTCAAACTGAAACTATAACAGGTACATTTGGTAGTGAGCCTTATAGCTACGCCCCTACTGGTGTGTTTAGCCGAACTGCATCTAATTTTGGTGAAGACCAAGATCAAGGTAGTAATGGTCAGATAATGACTATGGATGCATCACACGACCACACAACCACTACTACTACAACCACTGCGATTGCTAACGAAGGTGTTTCTGGTACGGGTAAAAACTTACCTCCATATTATGTCCTTGCATTCATCATGCGTACTGTTTGATAAATACTCTTACAAAGGAGTCTTGTTGTAAATGGCTGCGGTAAACAAGAAATTTGGCATTGAGAAGGGACTTGAGGTTGGCGACAGCGCATTAGTTGTTGATGCTGATAATAACCGTACGGGTATTGGTAAAACCAATCCCGCTTACGGTTTAGATGTTCAACCTACAGCAAACTTTGATGGCATTGTTGCCGCTGGTCAAGTTGGTATCGGGTCAACTCAACCTGGTAAAGATGTTGATTTCAATAAAGATCTAATCGTAAGAAAGAAATTTTATGATGTAAATGAAAGTGCTGGTACCTCTGGTCAAGCACTGATTAGTGTTGGAACTGCTGTTTCTTGGACTGATCTTGCTGAGATTGAGACTGATGCCGCTGGAAAGACCTACGAAGTACAATATAAGAAAGCAAATGGTAAGTTTGGTGGTTCCCCAAAACTCACCTATCGAGAAGATAATACTAGGGTTGGTGTTGGTAGCACACAACCTGAATATGCATTAGATATTGTTACAGAGACTCGTGCCTCTGGTGTATGGAGGGATTCTAATAGTACTGTTGGATCTGCATCTTCTATTCTTGCAGCAACTTCTTCTGGTAAACTACAATGGGTTGGTGCTGGTGCTTCCACACTAAACGTATTCTATGTTACTGAAGACGGTGATGATGCTAATGATGGTAGAACTCTAAGTAGTTCCAAGCGTACTATCAAAGCAACCACTGCGATTGCAGGTGCTGGTGATGTGATTAGGGTTGCTGGTGGTATCTATCGTGAGAACAATCCAATCTTTGTTCCTCGTAATGTTACAATCGATGGAGATGATCTTCGTAACACCCAGATTATTCCTAACAACGTAAGTCAGGATCTTTTCCAAGTTCACAATGGTGCTCTGATTCAAAACATGTCCTTTGTTGGTGCTGCCAACACTGGTGCAATGATTACGTTTCCACCTGAAGGTGTAGTAAACCGTCATAAATTCAACCGCGACAATGGCACTCACATCTATGTTGGTGGCACTGTTTCTAATGCATTTACAGTAGAGTCTAGTAGTGCTCAGAAAACTGTAACTGCCGCTACATACAGTCCTATTTCTGGTTTATTAGTCATTACCAGTGCTGGTCATGGTGTCGCCGATACTGATCGGATCAAGATCGCTAACGGAGCACTGACCTTCACTTGCGACTCTGACAACCATAATAAGCAGGTAGCATATCCTAGATCAGGTGACCCTGCATATAATACTTTTGTAGATATTGATTCGGTCACCACTGACACTATCACATTGAGCGTCGGTGTTGTCAAGAGTGTCAATAGTATCAAGATTGGACCTAACTGGCACACTGGTTCATCCTTGACACCTACTGGGTTCTTGTATGATCCTATTAGTGGTGTTAGCACTGTTACAGTAGCAAGTCATGGTCTCAGCGTCAGTGACAGTGTAGGTATTGTCACGTCTAGTCTGACATTCAAGTGTGAGGCGGACAATTTCGCAACTGACCACAAGTATCCCCGTGCTACAGATTATGTTGCGGGTATCATGACTGCAATTAGTGCTGTTACCACTGATACCTTTACAATCAATATAGGTGATGCTGGTAGTCATGCAAGAATTGCTGGTATCATCACTCAGTCGCCATATGTTAGGAACTGTACCAACTTTGTTCCTGACAGCATTGGCATGAGGATCAATGGTAACCATGCTGATGGTACCAAGTCCATGGTGGTTGATTCATATACTCAGTATAATCAGGGTGGTATCGGTGTTACGATCTCCAACGATGGTTATGCACAGTTGGTGTCTATCTTCACTGTGTGTGATGAGTACGCTATCTCTTGCGTCAGTGGTGGTCAGTGTGACCTGAACAACTCTAACGCATCGTTCGGTACCTTTGGTATTGTAGCATCCGGTGTGGGTACTGTCACAAACTCTGGCACACTGGCAGAAGATGCGATTGAGGAAGATAATACTATTGTAGTATCTGGTCTTACTGAACGTCCTTATTCTGGTCAGGTGCTTTACCTAGGAGAATTGTTCAATGAAGTTATCAAGATCAACGTAACCAACGCTGGTAGTGGTTATACTTCTTCTAATCCTCCTAAGGTTACCATTGGAGGTCCTACTGGACCGAACGGTGCAACTGCTGAGGGTGTGTCAGTTGTCAATGGATTTGGTAAAGTTACTGAAGTCAATATCTTCGCAACAGGTAATCAGTATCGCAGTGCACCAGCAGTGCAGATTGCATCTCCTAACTCAGGAACGACTGCTGCTGCTGATTCTGAGATTGGACCTGCTTACTTTACCATAAATACTGCTACGCCGGTAACTGCTGGCGTTTCGACGATTACTATTGACCAAAACCTACCGGCAACAGTTGGTCTTGGATCAGCAGTTCCTTTCCAGAGACAATCACTGATCCTGGCATCATCGTACACTTTTGAATTTGTTGGTGCTGGTCTTACCATTGCCAACGCACTTCCCAGAAATGGTGGTGTTACGATCCCAGAAAATGAGACTGTTTCTGAAGGTGGAGGTAGAGTTGTTTACACGTCCACTGACGAAAGAGGTAACCTAAAAGTTGGAGATGGATTTACTATCAATCAACAGACAGGTACCATCACAGGAGACGCTTTCAATAAAAGTATCCAAGCAACACTCACGCCGCTGATTATTTCCTTAGGAGGACAGATGTAAAATGGCTGCAATTCCACTCAATAAATTCAGAACGATCACGCATACTATCACTGATGCAGCCGTTGGCATTTATACTTGCCCTCCTGGTGTTGCTGCTCTGGTGATTTATGGCAACGTTTCTAACGTTGGTCAAGGATCTTCTGTAACTTCTTTTACTGTAAAGCACAGTAGAGACACCGTTGATACTGAACTAGTACGTTCTGCACGTGTTCCCCATCAAGATGCCATGTCATTTATTGACGGTCGTCTTGTCATGGAGACGGGTGACATCCTCAAAATTGAGGGAGATCAAAATAACACTATGAAGTGTATTATTTCTATTCTAGAAAACGCCAAGTAAGATGCCAAGATTATTGTCTGGTCGAGTAGGTGTTACCTCCTACGCAGGACTTTCTACAGAACGTCAACAAACTCCTGGGTTTCCATCCTTCCTTGGAGTGGATGAAGCGGAACCTAACCTCGGTTTGCCATCGGACAATAACTATGTCCTCTATGGTACTGTTACTGGCGAAAGATATTGGGCAGAACCGAGTGGATCTCCTTCTGGTACTGCCTCAGGATTGACAGTATCTGATGAGAGTATTACTCCAACAGGATATGCTGGATCTATTACTAGATTCAACTTTATTGGTAATGGTGTCAATGTTGAACAAACCAAACAAACTTTTGGTGGCATTGAGGTTGGTGTTGCCACCGTATTTGTAGAGAAAACAACTCTTAGTATTGCAGACGCTGACGAATTTGTACGTGCAACTGGTATTACCACTATCAAGGTGGGTGCTGGTTTATCATTCTTCCCTGAACCTGGTAGAGCCGGTGTTGTAACTATATTCTCAGCGGCAGATGCTACATCTACCATGCAGAATGCTGATGGTACTGAAGCATTTGGAAATGTTTCTACCTTCCGCATTGGTGCTGGTCTTACTGTAAGTCAGGTAACGGTTGGTATTGCTTCTATTGGTGTAACAGGAGAGTTTGATAATGTAAATGCTGCTGGTATTGTTACTGCTGGTGTACAGTTCAAGGGTAACTTAGCAGGTACGGCAGTAACTGCCACTAACTTATATGGTAATCTTACTGGTAATGTAGTTGGTGATGTAACTGGTAACGTAACTGGTGATGTGAATGCTGGTTTTGTTACTGCCACAAAATCTATTGATGGTAACCTCAATTCTAGTGGTGTCTCTACGATTTCCCAGTTGATGGGAACAACCCTGATGATCACTGGTATTGTTACCACAAACTCAGGTTTCGTAGCACCTGCTGGATCATTTGGATTTGATGGTAACCTGAATGCACCTGGTGTTTCTACAGCAACATCTCTGAATAGTACTAACTTGGTTGTTAGTGGTGTCACTACACATAATGGGAATGTTGAAATTAGTGGTAGTAATAAACTAATCTTTGGTAGTAATGATTTAGATATCTATTTTGATGGATCTGATAGCCTTATTGATGCTGGTACTAATGAGGATCTCTACATAAAAGGCAAGAGTGTTTTTATACATGCAAATGGCACTGAAACTGCTGCTAGTTTCTTACAGAATGCAGGTGTAGACCTTTATTATAATGCCGTTTCTAGACTCAGAACAACCAATACTGGTGCTCAAGTCACTGGTGATATAGAGGCATCCGAGTTCAAAGGTCCTCTAACTGGTAATGTTACTGGAACAATCAATGCTGCTGGTGTCTCTACAGTAACCAATCTGCTTGAGATTCGTAGTAGTGATGGCACTCCCGCTCGTATTGATTACTACTGTGAGGTAAACAACGCTCATTATACTAGAGTACAGGCAGCACCACACTCTGAGTATAGTGGTAACGTAACTGCTGTCCTCCCCACCAAGAATGGTGACATTATTGTTGGTGATACCCAAGGTGCTATTAGTCAGAATGTCAATACCGTTGGTATTGTTACTGCATCTTTTTTCCATGGTGATGGTTCTAATCTAACCAATATTGCTGGTAACACAGTTACCATAACAGAAACAAATACCACAAATGCTCAGCATTTTATGTGTTTTGTTGACTCAAATACTGGGTTAGAAACTATTAGAACCGATACCAGTCTTCAATACAATCCAGGCACAAATCTTCTAACATCAGTAAACTTTAGCGGTACTTTGACCGGTACCTCCACTGGTTTGGCTGGCACCCCCAGTATTAGCGTTTCTGATATTACCTTGAATGGTAATATGCTGCCAGATGCTAATAATACACGTGATCTAGGTGCAATTGGTTCCCGATGGGCAAATGTCTATACCTCTGACATGCACTTTAGCAATGTTGGTTCAGGTGGTAATGATGTAGATGGTACAGAGGGTAACTGGACGTTACAAGAAGGTGCTGATAACATCTATATGATCAATAATATCACAGGTAAGAAATATAAGATTGCTCTAACTGAGGTATGAATTGAATGACTGTAAAGTATTATGATGGTATAATTCCTAACACTCTGGCAGATAATATCTACGAATATTGTCAGAATATATCTTGGTATCAAGAGTGGATTGGATATAATAAAATGCATTTGTCTGAGTATATACCAGCGCAAGATGGTAAAACATCCAGTCGTCACTTTTTGGACAAAGATTTAGGACCAATGGGTATATTGAACCTGCTAAGGTTTTCAATGTACAGACATCCATTTGCATGGGGGGAAGAATCCTTACAGGCAAGGCATTCTATGATCTATGATTTATGGACTATAATCAACGATAAAGTATTTGATGGTGGTGCTGAAGTAGAAGGATTGTCTGAAAGTATTGCTGGTTTAGCTGGTTACCATAAGTTCTTCAAGGATGGCACACAATTCCGTGATAAGTACAATATTCCTCTCGAACAGAAGCAGATTGGGTGGAAGGCATATTTCAATGCACGATGTGCTGAGTCAATTACAGGATCTCCTATTGGTAACCGCGTTGGGCAAATACATAAAGATTCCAGTGCAGATGTTGATCCCAAGTCTGATAGATACTACACAGTATTATATGTTGTAAATAGAGAGTGGCAACCTGATTGGGGTGCTGACTTTTTATATTATGGTGATGATTATACTGGTGCCAAACATTGGAAACATGATTTTGATATTGGATGGGCAAGTCAAGTTATAGGTAATAGACCTGGTAGAGTAATTGTTTATCCACATCATCAGACTCATCTAACAAATCCACCTAAACAATCTGCTCCTGAAATGAGTCAAAGGGTAGCGTTTAGAGTTAGGATAAAATAGAAGATAAATACTAATACAGAATTATTTGTATAATAATACGCCATGTCAAGAGCCAGGGAACTGTCTAAAGTTGGTGGAAAGAATCAGCAAGTAATTGCTGGTCTTTCAACTCACGTTGGCATATCTACGTTTGCTGCCAATGTGGTCATGCGTGGTGACCTTTCGGTCGCTGGTGATCTTGCAGTTATTGGGGATCTCTCTTATGATGAGGTAACTGCATCAAATCAGAAGATCAGTGGTATCTCTACTCTGACCTTCCTCAAAGCAACCACTGCAAATGTGTCAGCGGGTCTTACCGCCGCTAGTGCACAGATTAGCGACCTAACTTCTGGTCGTGTGGTGATTGCGGGTACTGGTGGAGAACTTCAAGATAGTTCTACCCTGACTTTCAGTGGCGGTACACTTACCGCAACAACATTTAGTGGCGATCTACCCACTACCGATCTGACTGGTACTATTACTAACGAACAGTTAGCAGGTAGCATTTCCAATTCTAAGTTGGTAAGTGATAGTGTTTCTTTCGGTGGTGTAGAGGTTACTCTTGGTCTCTCTGACGCAACTCCAGCGTTCAACCTTGAGGATGCCAGTGGTCTTCCAATCTCCAGTGGTGTTTCTGGTCTAGGTGCTGGCGTTGCTTCGTTCCTTGGTACACCTTCCAGCAACAACCTTCGTGCTGCTGTAACTGGTGAGACTGGTTCTGGTGGTGTGGTCTTTGGTACGAATCCTACCCTTACAACTCCTACCATTGTAACTCCAAATGTAACTGGTCAAGCTACGATGGATGATGTTGCCCTGAGTGGTGGCATGACAGTTGGTGCTGGTCTTACCGTCACTGGTAACCTCGTAATCAACGGTACGACAACTACCATCAACTCGACGACAATTTCGGTCGATGACAAGCACATCGAACTGGGTGCTACTGCTTCTCCTACTGATAGTTCTGCCAACGGTGGTGGTGTTATCCTGAAAGGAGACTCTGACCACACTATTCTGTGGCAAAATGATAATGATCAGTGGGAGTTCTCCGAGCACGTCAATCTTGTAAGTGGGAAAACATTCCAGATTGCTGATACTTCTGTTCTGAGTGCTACCACACTTGGTTCTGGTGTTGTCAACTCTTCCTTGACATCTGTTGGCACGATTGCCTCTGGTGTATGGAATGGTACAGCAATTGCTAATGCTAATCTAGCAAACAGCACCATTGGTGTTACTGCTGGTGATGGTTTGAGTGGTGGTGGTACTGGAACTTTGGGTGGTTCAGTATCTCTTGCCATCAACGTTGATGATTCTTCCATCCAACTTTCAAGTGATGAACTCAGGGTCAAGGCACTGGGGATCACCAATGCTATGTTGGCAGGTTCTATTGCTAATGGCAAACTTGCTAACAATAGCGTATCTTACGGTGGTGTTGAACTGGCACTGGGTGCATCTGATCTGACCCCAGCATTCAACCTTGCAGATGCAACCAATTATCCTACTAGTAGTCTAGTTGGCACTATTACTAATGCACAGTTAGCAGGTAGTATTGCTGCTTCTAAACTTGCTGGTAGTATTGGCAACTCCTTGCTATCTAATAGCAGTATTTCTTTTGGCGGTGTAAGTCTAGCACTGGGTGCTGCTGATGCTACTCCGGCGTTTGACCTATCTGATGCTACTGATTACCCCACTAGCAGTCTTGTTGGCACTATTACTAATGCACAGTTAGCAGGTAGTATTGCTGCTTCTAAACTTGCTGGTAGTATTGGAAATGGCAAACTGTCTAACAGCACCGTATCTTATGGTGGCGTAAGTCTTTCCCTGGGTGGTTCTGACGCAACTCCAGCATTTGACCTAAGTGATGCTACTGACTATCCTACTAGTTCACTATCTGGTACGATTACTAATGCTCAACTAGCAGGTTCAATTGCCAGCAGCAAATTAGCAGACTCGGGAGTTTCGGCTGGAACAGTAGGATCATCAACTGCAATTCCTATTATAACTGTCAATGCACAGGGTCAGGTAACAAGCACATCTACCACTGCTATTGATAGTACAACCATCGAGAATGGATCAGCATCAGTTGCTGTAGCAAGTGATGGACCTATCACTGCTACCGGTAACCTTGATGTTACTGCTGGTGTGGATGTAACAGGTAATATCACAGTCACTGGCACCGTCGATGGTCGTGATGTTGCTACTGATGGGTCTAAACTAGATGGTATTGAGGCAAGTGCTGATGTAACCGATGCCACCAATGTGAACGCTGCTGGCGCTGTGATGAACAGCGATTCTAGCACTTCCGCGATGAGTTTTGTTACCGATCAAGACAATATGTCTGGTAACAGTTCTACTAAAGTTCCTACTCAACAGTCGGTCAAGGCGTACGTTGATGCTTCTATCAATAACCTTGTCGATGGTTCACCTGGTGCATTAGACACCCTAAATGAATTGGCAGCAGCATTGGGTGACGATGCTTCATTCTCTAGCACTGTAACTACCAGTATTGCTGCTAAACTGCCTCTTGCCGGTGGTACGATGACTGGTAACATCGTTATGTCTGGTTCTGAGACTGTTGATGGAAGGGATCTTTCTACTGATGGTTCAAAACTAGATGGTATTGAGTCTGGTGCAACTGCTGATCAAAGTGCTGCTGAAATCCTAAGTCTGATCAAGACTGTTGATGGTTCTGGATCAGGTCTAGATGCTGATACTCTTGATGGTGTCAGTAGTGCCTCATTCTTGAGATCTGATGCTACTGACATCTTCAGCGGCACCAGTCTCACTTTCAATGATGATAAGATATTATATTTTGGTACTGGTAATGATTCCAAAATCAATTTTGATGGTTCTAATCTCCTCGTTCAGGGTGGATCTTCTGGAACAACTTATCTTCGGGGTTCCACTGTAAACATCTCAACCAATGGAGGTTCTGGTGGTTATCAAACCGGAATTTTGGTAAGTGAAACCTCCGGTGGAGATGCTAGAGTCAAACTACAGTATGATGGTGATACAAAACTTGAAACTACAAGCGCAGGTGTCACAGTAACTGGAGCTATTGTTGTAAGTAGCACTGTAGATGGTCGTGACGTTGCTACTGATGGTTCCAAACTAGATGGTATCGAGTCTGGTGCAACTGCTGATCAAACAGCAAGTGAAATCCTAAATCTGATCAAGACTGTTGATGGTTCTGGATCAGGTCTAGATGCTGACACTCTTGATGGTATTAGTAGTGCCTCATTCATGAGATCAGATACTTCTGATACATTCAGTGGTACTATGACAGTATCTGGCAATATCATTCCTAATGCTAATGGAACTAGAGATCTTGGTGCATCTGGAACTAGGTGGGCAAACGTTTACAGTTCTGACTTGGATCTGAGCAACGAAGCAAAAGGTCCTAACAGCATTGATGGTACTTGGGGTTCTTACCTGATTGAAGAGGGTGAAGAGCATCTATATATTACTAATCGTCGTAGCGGCAAGAAGTTCCGATTCCTTATGGAAGAAGTCTAATTCTTATCTCTCATTCCTTTATTCACCTAAATAACTTTACGATAGGAGACTAATAAATCAATGGCTCTATACGGTACCGGGTCAAATGTAAATCAGACAACAGATGTATCTGCCGGTAACTATGGCAGTGCATCTGCTGTACCCATTATTACTGTTGACTCAGATAAAAGAATTAGTGCTATCAACACAGCATCAATTTCTCTAACTGCTTCTATCAACGCTAATGCTTCTGTTGGTGATGTAGGTACATATGCCTTCATGCAGCAGTCGTCAGGTAATACTCAGTATCAACCTGGCGCAACTCTAGCAGGTTCTTCGTTACGTTATTCAGATGCTACTGGTCGAGTAGCTAACACAACACCTTCAGGAAACTGGAGATGTATGGGTTATGACTCAGGCGCAGCACTAGTCAACTCTGGTTCTGGTACTGGTTCCGGTAGTGGTTCTGGTAATGTCCAGGCAAACCCAAGTGGTAACCTGTCACTTTCTAGTGGTAACATTCAAGGCAATACTTCATTGTCTAGTGGTAATATTCAGGGTAACCTATCTGGTAACCTGAGTAGTGGTAACATTCAAGGTAACACCAACGTCAACGTCTCGGGTAATATTCAAGGTGGTAAAGGTGGATCGTTCAACGTGAACTCTGGTGTTCCTACTGATAACTTGAGCGTTGGTGGTTCTGTCAATGTGGGTGGTGATAACACTGGAGTGGCAGGTAACGTTCCTACGGATAACTTGAGCGTTGCTGGTAACATTCCGACAGATAACCTAACAATCAATGGTACAGCATCTGTCAACGTTACTGTAAACTCTGTGACCGTAAATACTACGGTTGCATACTCTGCAACTCTATGGTTGCGTTATTCCTGATCAATCATAGGAAATTCACGAAAAATGTCTACTAATTACGAAGTCGCAGCAGCACGTAATCCTGCCTGGGCAAATCCAGAAAAAAACATGATCAACATTGAGGTTGATTTTGCTCCTCTAGATGAGGACTGGTTGTCTTATACATGTTCTCCCGATGATGTTGTAGAGCACTCACGTCTTCTCTATAATCGTGCACTTGCTGGAGAATTTGGTGTCGTTGGTGAATATGAGCACCACACACTTTGGTCACCATACTTCACTGACTCCATTGAAGTATCAACTGAGGGTCTTGTTCAGTTGTTGCTTGAAAAAGGTGTATTGAGTGATGACGAGGTTGACTCTATTCTAATTGAAAATAGTGAGCATGTTGGTTATTATCGTTCCACAACAGATGGTGTTGACCGACAGTTCGGTGGTGGCATGGCATAGTCTAAATGGCACAACAGTCTGATAAGTGGCATCATAGTATGTCAAGGTATCTGGGTCAACACCCAGATACTTTTTTTATGTTTGGTATTCAACCAGGTGTGTGTAGAGAAGCAATAGGTCGTCCTGATCTGTTATACACTAAATCTGATGTATTTGATAGTAAAGTATTATATTCCTGGTCTAGATTTCATCATGAGAAGATCTCAAAATATAAGTTTAGTGATGTTACCAGTTATTATGGTACATGTCCATTCTTGTGGGAATTGGGTAGAGTATATACACAGCGATATGTAGAACCTAAAGGATCATTATTTTTCCTTCCACGTGATGATCAGGTAACTATACGTGATGATGAATATAGCACTGTACAAGATGCTATTGATTCAGCACCCACACCTATTACATTTTTAGTTCCATTTCGTGACTGTGATAAGTGGAAGCACTGGACAAAACTAAAACTACCTGATGACCACCAGATAGTCTCGCTGACTGATCGTGATTCGCGTCAGATCAAGTTGTCAACATTATTTCAAAAACACGCGACAGTTTATATTCCTTGGCCCGGCACTGATTTATACTATGCTGGATATCTTGGCAAACAGATTTATATCTATGATGATATAAGAAAATATAGAACTAAAACAAAAGAGGAGATGGATAGACAACCTGAACGTGTGTTATCACATCTCAAGTGGGGATATGATTATCTAACAGAGAAGCAGAAAACATTCTTCCACTGGACTGAACAATGGAATGATATAGATTTTCATGATCGTGTTTGGTTGATCAATAATATGCTAGGTCTTGATGCACTCAAGAGTCCACGTAGATTATATGATGACATGAAAGAAAATGGCATGATACATGAACTACAACAGTTCAGAGCGAATGTATCATACCAACGAGGTTATGAATGGATAGAGCGTCAACAAATAGATGCTCAACTAACTACACAGGGTGCCAAGATGATGGATATCTTGTAGGTTGCTCTAAGAGAGCAAAGAACTCACTATCATTCCATCCACGATCATCAATATATGTTGATGCACGTGGTTTGCCAAAGTATAATGAATGATACTTGACACCCCATTCTTCTAGTTGTTTCTCAGTTTTACCACGACACAGATAGTCTGCATTGGTTTGTTGTGCTTGTGGGTCATCAGGATATTTCTTTGCACTTGAGATGTATCCACGTGCTGTCTGTAGATATATCGTACAACCATCATCATATAACTCATTGATTTTTTCAATGCGATTCATGCGTGGCACAGCATTCCATGGATCATTATCATGGGGTTCAGTTAGTGTGCCATCAATATCAAAACAAAATACATCACACCTGTTGGTTACATCCTGTTGAGGTTTCTTACCTGGCAGTTGTGGTAACTCAACACCACATTCTTCCATCATGTTATAGATTGCCATCAATGCTTTACATTCAAATTCGTGATAGAACTCAGATTCAATCACCAATGTATGAATAGATTCGTGTTTCTCTGGAGCAATGATAAGCACACGTTCAGGACCAAGTGCTGGTGCACCTATTACACACTCAAGAGCATATACCGCAGGTGAGTCTATCCTGCAAGTGATAAGAATGATAAGATCTGCTGTCGGAATAGCATAATCTAACCATGGTGCCTTCCAGTCACCATCACCACCCAGTGCAGTCTGATTGACACTATCGGGAGCAAAAGAAAACTTGCCCATGTGACGGTAAATGTCACTTGCTGCATGTTGTGCGATGGCAAGGTTACCACCTGTGCCCATCAATGCCACCTTGAAGGCATTATCGAGCATTCTTGCCGCTTGTTTTAGTTCTGTAGGGTCAGTAACCATTCTACCTCTTGAATGTGCCATGCACGGTCAACTGCACGTATCTTACCACACTTTAGATCGTATGGTATGACATTATATTTACCAATGAAACCAATTGTGTCAAGTCCTTTCCAATACTTGACAAATGTCATGTCACAGTTAGGGAAATCAACGATAACACTTCGTCTATAAAAGTATAACCCTAGTTGCACAGTGATATTGTCACATACCACATCAGGTTTGCGTTGCATGTGAACAACTTTACCGTTGTTTTCAATCATTTTGACAACATCTTCGTCTTCTAACTCACCTTCCTCAAGACTTCGTGAACTCTGCACCATATCACAGTCATTATCAATACCATAAGCAATCATTTCGTCTATCCACTCAGGTTTAGTAAGTGGTTCATCACCTTGTAGATTGAATATGTAATCATGTGGTTGTGTTGCTGCTACTTCAGCGACACGATGTGTGCAAGTATAGTGAACACTTGTCAGCAAAGCATCATAACCTGCATCCCAGCACAAATCTACGATAGAATCGTCCTCAGTGGCGATTACAACGTTATCAAGATACTTTGACCTTGATGCTATTTCCGCCACTCTCAGGACCATCTGGGTGCCATTGATGAGTGCTAACGGTTTGCCTGGAAACCTACCTGACGCCATTCGTGCTGGAATGACACACAGTGTGCTTTTTCCCTTATACATGATATAATAAATTAGTGACAGATGTAGTTAGTCGATGACAATCCTCGCTGACAGTCATACCAAAACGATATGGCACATGGCGTTCACTATTCCTGACATTGAGGAAGGAATCAGATGGTATTGTGATGTGCTTGGATGTAAATTCTGTCAAAGGTTTGCTATCAATGTTGAAGATGGGTCACACAATCCTGGTTTCATCTTTTCATTTGCTGGTCACCACATAAGTGTACTACAAGGAGAAACATCTGTACCTCAACAACATTCAAGGTTGCCAAGACATAATGGTCCTGTCTTCTTGGATAAGGAGGAATACTTTGAGGTTGTCAATCATTGCAAGGATCATCCTGAGATCAATGTAATTGATAGTAAGTACAACTTCTTGGTACCTAAGAAGATAGATCCAAGTGAAGCACATTTGCATGGACAAAATGTTAGGTGTCATCGCACCACAATAAAAGATCCATGGGACAATTGGATTGAATTCAAACACTATTCTTATCAGGAAGAAATTCATGCTCAAAAACTTGGTCAAATAAGGAGAAAATGATGCCTAAGTGGAATGATGCCAAGGAAATCTATGAGGAAAATGAGTGGAGCGTTGGTGATGTAGTGCAATTTGGTGAACACTATGGAATTGTATCCTTCTTTTGTACACATAGCATGACTGTGTGTGTGAGTCGTGGAAGTGGCACAACCTGCCTGCCGAGAGGTGATGTAAATATGGTAGTGAATACTGGAAGTGAAGTTGTGCCACATGATGGATCTAAATTGCATCCATCATTGCATGGAATTGAGATGAACAACTGTAAAGTTTCTTGTCCTATTCCCCATACCAATATCAGCAAGCAAATTGCCAAACGTGTGCCAATATCTGAAGCGTCATCATCAGGGGATAATCCAACACCTTAGGGACTATACTGACTTCAGTTGAGACAAAGACATGGCGACCACTGAGATTCAAGGGATGCTTGCCAAACTGTTGGCAACTGAGAACCTTATCGTAGAACACCGCCAGGTGTCAACTGCATCGTTTGATATTGATCGTCGCCTGCTGACTCTACCTATTTGGGATGGCATGAAACAATATGTTTATGATATGTTGGTTGCTCATGAAGTGGGACACGCATTATTCACAGAACTCCGTGAGTGGAGCAATGAAGAAGAATATAAAGATGTACCATTCTCTTATGTCAACATCGTAGAGGATGCTCGCATTGAGAAACTAATGAAGAAACGTTATCCCGGTCTAACAAAAGACTTTCATCGGGGTTATCGTGACATGAATGAGAAAGATTTCTTTGAATTGAATGGTAAAGATGTAAACGAATTATCATATATTGACCGTGTGAATCTATATTTCAAGGTCGGTTCATTCTATGATATTGAGTTCAATGATGCTGAGAATGATATTGTCACTCGTATCAGCAATGCTGAGACATTTGAGGATGTTCTAGTGCTTGCCAAGGCAGCATATGCACTACATCAAGAACAAATGGAGAAACAAACTCAAACTGTTGATGTAAACATTGAAGGCAATACTGATGGTCAAAGTGACACACCCCAACAACCTCAGGAGAATGAGCAACAATCTGGTGGTGAAGAAAATGCTGACGTTGATGATGAATCAGATGAATCAGACGAATTAGAGGGTGATGTTGATGAAATGGGTGGATCGGATAGTAATATTGATGATGCACAAACTCAGCGTTCTTTTGATAGGAATCTAGAGGATCTTCGCAATCAACATGCTACTAGTCCTACCTATGTCACACTGCCTGATATAGATCTAGATAAAGTTATTGTTCCCATTGGTGTTGTTAGTGATAGATTAGAGTCACATTTCGCTCATCACACTTCTGATCTTGAGGATGTTACTGCTAACTGGATCTTAGGGTTCATTGATGACTACAAGGAATACAAAACATCATCATCCAAAGAAGTGAATACTCTTGTGAAAGAGTTTGAAATGAGGAAGAGTGCTGATGCATATGCTCGCACTAGTGTGGCAAGAACTGGTGTGCTTGATACTGCCAAACTACACACATATAAGTATAACGAAGATGTGTTCCGTAAAGTATCAACCACTACGGATGGTAAGAATCACTCACTGGTGTTTGTACTGGACTGGAGTGGTTCAATGGCACATGAAATGATGAATACCATCAAGCAACTATTTCAACTGGTTTGGTTCTGTCGCAAGGTAAACATTCCCTTTGAAGTGTATGCCTTCACCAATGAAGCATGGGTATTCACAGAACAACCTGAAAAACATATGAATTGTGAGTGGAAAAAGAATGACCTTTCAATTCATAATAAGTTTAGAATGGTGAACATCATCAGTAGCAAGATGAAGTCAAAGGATTTTGACAATCAACTCAAGAACTTGTGGTTGACTGCTCATTCATTTACATACAACATTCCAACTCCACATGGTATGACACTATCAGGCACACCTATCAATGAAGCAATCATTTGTGCTGGTAAAATTGCTAAGAAGTTTCAGAAGGAAACTAACACACAGAAATGCAACATTGTGTTCTTGACTGATGGTGAGGGTAATCATTCTGGAAGAAATGTTATTCGCACGGGTTATGATGACATTGAGAGACAATGTGCTGTCATGATTAGGTTTGGAACTATCATCAGGCATAAATCCCATACTTTTGAATGTGGGAGCAACGGACCATCCCTGACTGACGCTTTGGTTAGAGCAATAAAGGTTGATAACATAAATTGCAATGTAATGTCGTTCCGTGTGTTTCAGTCTAGTGACATGATTTCACTCTACAGATGGTATGGAACCGATGCATATGAAGGGTATGATGATATGAAAAATGAATTGAGAAAGCATGGTAGTGTATCATTCAAAGGTAAAGGATTCGATCGCTGGTTTGGTATCCCAATCAAGAGTTTGGCAACAGATACTGAATTTGAGGTTGACTCTGATAAAAAGAGTGATGTGAGCAAGGCATTCCGCAAGATGTACAAAAACAAGAAAGGAAACAAATACATCACAAAAGCGTTTATGGAACAAGTTGCATGACACTTATATGAGTGGCACACTGCCACTCTATTCTCCACTTATTATCCCTTATACTAACTTCAGTTCAAACAAACCGATGCCACGCACCGTCAACGCTCAAGAACATATCGATGCCTTGGTTGATACCTTTGGCACTGAAATTGATGCAAACATGGTCAAGGCATATTGTGGTAGTGCAAATGTTGGTTACCAAACTCTTACTAAGTATCTCAATCAGTACAAAGTAAGACGTGGTAATTGGAATATCATTGATACTATTCAACCCACACAATCTGCTGAACCACTAGCAACACCAACAGCAATTGAATCACTAGTTCCTACTAAAGATGAGACATTTGTTCCCTTTGGTGGATTCAAAGATCTCAAGAAAGTAATTCAATCACACCAATTCTATCCTGTATTCATTACAGGTATGTCTGGCAATGGTAAGACATTTGGTGTTGAGCAAGCATGTGCACAATTAGGACGTGATGTTATCCGAGTCAACATCACAATCGAGACTGATGAAGATGACTTGATTGGTGGTTTCCGTCTGGTTGATGGTAACACTGTTTGGCATAATGGTCCTGTCATTGAGGCAATGGAACGTGGTGCTGTGTTACTGTTGGATGAGATTGACCTGGCATCAAATAAGATTTTGTGCCTGCAATCTATTCTGGAGGGTAATGGTGTCTTCCTGAAGAAGATTGGTGTTCACATTCAACCAGCGAAAGGATTCACAGTCATTGCTACTGCCAACACAAAGGGTAAGGGTTCTGATGATGGTAGATTCATTGGCACAAATGTTCTCAATGAGGCATTTCTTGAGCGATTCCCTATCACCTTTGAGCAAAACTATCCAACACCAGCAGTAGAGAGACAAATTCTCACTAATGTAGGAGAAAGTCTCAACATCCCTGCTACTGGAGATCATATTGATTTCTACAAGCATCTTGTAGATTGGGCAGACATTGTACGTAAAACATTCAATGATGGTGGCATCGATGAAATTATTTCAACTCGTCGTTTGGTGCATATTGTGCGAGCGTATAGTATCTTTGGTGATAAGATGAAAGCAATTGAAATGTGCTTGAATCGTTTCGATGATGATACTAAACTGTCGTTCATGCAACTGTATACCAAACTTGATGAGAACGTGGACTTTGAAGAGGAGTCAATCGCCACAATGTAACACTAAATAACATACGCCTCAGTTTATGAGGCAAACAGAACAAAGGTTGAGAGATGTTTCAACCTGTGCTAAGATTACTGTCTGCCTCAGTGCTCTCATGGATCTCTCCGATTACCTTGCATTAGAACGAGAACTGCGTTGTCACACTGACTACGAAGAACTTGCTCGCTACATCGGTATCGACTATGATATCTACTATGAATCCATGATCGGAGTCAATGAGGATGTGCCAGATTACGAACTGTCACCCATCCAAGAGCATCTGCCAGACTAGGTGCTATAATTAGTTCAACAAGAGGAGAGACGCCGCCTCTACAAAAGATCGTCACTGTCCAACCTTACATTTCAATTCTCTTTTTATCATGAACATCACTGGTTCTTCCGCAATCGCTGCTATCGACTTCAACGACAGCAACGCAGTGTCCGTCCAATTCACGTCTAAGGACACCGCTTATGACTTCATTGCTAAGGATGCTACCGTCCTTCGCTCTGACCTTGAGACCACTATCGCCAAAGGCGAATCAGTTGGTCGCCTGATTGCTAAGTACCGTCGTGAGGGCAACCTTCAGCAGGTTGCTGTCTGATAGTCTAGACTATCACTGTTCAAGATGCCACCACCTCGGTGGCATTTTTTTTCTCTATTTTACTATTATCATGTCATTAGATTACGAAGTCGTGTGGGAAGTAATGAATGACGTGGAGGAATCCATCCAACAGTTGAAAATCATTGAGGAAATGATTGAAGATCTCAACTGTAAACTGAGTCATGAATGCGATTCCGATGAAATTTTGAACGCTGCAATGTGTGTTCAGGGTGTTGCTGCTTATATGCAGCAGAAACTAGAAAATTCTCATGTAAAAGCATGGAATACTGTGGTGGTTCCGTTGCATAAACAAGAATTTTCACAAGGTCTCACCGGTAGGGGTGCCACGGTCGCTTTCCCATTTAGAAATGAGGAAAAAACAGGTATGATCGATTTGTCTTGAACATATCTAACTAAGTATCATGATTGACACCACGATTCCTGCTAAGTTCATTGAAAGTTATCAAACACACGATGATGCATTGCATGGTCGTGATGTTGATCCCTATATTGACTCTCCCTTTCTTATCTACAAAGAAATGAGTAGTAAAAGGAAGGGAAAGTTCTTCGAGAAACTTGTTAGTGAATACTGCGAACATCTTGGGTTTGCAGTTACTCGTCCAAAGCAAAGTGAATACGATCGCATCATCAATGGTCAACGATGTGAGATCAAAGGATCCATGTTATGGGGACAAGGTGATCAATTCCGATGGCAACAAATTCGTGTTGCTCAAGATTATGATGTGATTATCTTTCTTGCAATGTATCCTGATCGTGTTGAGATGTATTCATCACCTAAAAATATAGTTGATGAGTATGTAACAAGACAAGATGCAAATGGTCATTGGAAGTATAACCAGCATGGTGGTAAAACCGTGAACTCAGGTACATTTTTCCTTGATGGTTTTCCTAAAGACTTCCCATTTATGAAGTCATTGTATGCCAATCTATGAATAAACTACAGAACAAGGATTGTCTACAGTTTCTAAGTAAATTGAAAGACAATTCTGTTGATCTAGTTCTTACTGAACCACCGTCAGGTAGTGGTAAGAAGTATCTTTCATGGTGTATGAAATGGACCACAGAATGTGTGCGTGTGTTGAAACCAAATGGGATGATGATTGTATGGGGAACACTGAAGAATGAATCGTTCTTAGTGTATAAGTATGCTCTGAATCGTGATAAACAACTAACAGAGCAACATGAGATCGTTTGGGAGTGTAGAACTGGACGCCGGAGTAAGAAGAACTTTGCACATAAACATCAATATGCTTGGTGTTATTCAAAGGGCAAGGATTTCACTTACAAAAATGATAGTGATAACTACACTTGCGTCCATTCATCTACATCTCGTCAATCTCTTGATGAACTACTAATCAATGCATATACTGTTCCCGGTGATACTGTGTTGGATATATTTGTAGGTGATGGTTCTACTGCTGTGAGTGCAAAAAAGGTTGGTCGTCAATACTGGGGATGTGAAAGTGACTCTGCATTGTATCAACAAGCAAAGCAGAGCATCAGTAAGGCAACCACATTACAAAGTGTCACAGGAGTTCTCAAATTTGTCTAAATCTCTTGTATATTATCAATGTACCCAAATTTCACTATGAATGATGTAATCACCGTTGAAACTGAACATTTCCTCGTTGAAATGGATCAGACTGAGTATGATTCAGTGAAATTCTTCTGTAACAAGATAGGTATCACTGAAGACTACTATTTTCACGAGTTCCAAGAGTTTTTACCAGGAGATTCAGAATGAGACAATTCATCGTCAGTGCTCTCGTTGAGGGTTATCGAATCGAAGAAAGTTTCACTGCTGTTAGTATCCACCATGCCATCAAATTGATGGAGGCAAAGTATACTACAGCGAGGAACATTTACGTCACTAATTAGTGTGCCAGTCAAGAAACCGTCTATCCGTGGGGGAATAGGCGGTTATTTCATGTATTGTATCAACAGTTGAGAAACACAAATGTCCACTGCCTTCGCTGACTACGTTGCAACACAAGATGCACGTAATTCGATTCAACTCAACGTCCGTAAGTTTACGTTGATGTTATGCGATGCACTTGAACTTGATTTCAGTCGTCGTCAACCTAAATCTGATCCATATAAGTTTTATATCGAGGAAGGTGGACGTAAGTATCACAAAGTCGTGATGGAGACTAACAGTCAGCAACGCAGTGTTCATGCCTTCGTTGATAAGAAGACTGGTGAAGTATACAAACCAGCATCATTCAAATCACCTGCAAAGATTGTTCGCTATCGTTTACTTGAGATTGAATCACGTGAGGAATGTTTTTCTCGTGCAGATTGGGCAGGTTCTTATCTTTACATTGCGTGATTGTTATGTTTATGACACTTGAAGCAGTGATGATTCGTCTCTCTATTACTGATAGAGAGATCGACAAACTTCAACGACGTAAGGTTGAATTAGAGAACCTAAAGAATGAAATATTATATCCATACGATCCAGGCATTGATGATCTACCGGAGGCAGCATAATGCGACTAGCACAATTATTAGTAACTGGTATCTTTGCCGTCTTTGGTATATCTGTCTATTTGATGTTCTTGGCACATAGGGATGCAGAATTGATGCATCGTTATCATCCAAGCATTGAAAGAACAGTTGAAAAGTAAACATTGTGCCAATAGTATTAGTGGCACAATAAATGAGCACGGTGTTCTAAAACATGTATTCTATCAACAGTTCAAACCAATTCAACATCATGACTGACTTTGTTTGTGTTTATTTTGGTAACGATTGGTGCATAAATGCACGTGGTTTCGCTAACATCGAAGATGCAAGAAAGCATGGATTGTTTATGATGCCAACGCCAGGATGTTTTGGTTTCGCTGTTATCGTGCATGGCAAAGGTTTTTGGCAAGTAAGAGAAGATCAAAGCATTATGCCTGATACAATGAAAGTTGAAATGGGTGATAATAATAACTTTGTAATAACAACAGTCAAACAATCACAAACAGTAGGTGTATAATGGTCTACACTAAAGCACAAATTATCGATGCATTAGTGCGTGAGTGGGAGTATCTTTGCCACGATGATTATCATCCTGATGATGATACTTCCGAAGAATATCGTTTGAAATTAGAATGTTATTCAGTGGAGGAATTGATCGAAGAGACATGCACTGGAGAAGGGTTTAGTTTGGATGATTTTATGGATGTTCATGGATGATAAGTTATATCGATGTGCCAATTGTTTTAGTGTCACAGTAAATGAGCACGGTGTCCTAAAACATGTATTATATAAACAGTTCAAACAAAGGCAATGACTAAAGTTCAAGCACTGAAAGAGTTCCGCCAATGTGATCAAGTTGTAAAAGGTGACATTGTCGCAACACGTGAGAATTGGAATAATTATACTGATTTCTTATGCCGTGATGGTCAGATTACAATGGCAAAATATGAGTCATGGTCGAACCCTTTTTGATCCTAAGTAACACTAACTCACCCTCACTATCTAACATCATCATGTCATTTGTATCCTGGTCCGTGTATCCGAAAGGACAAGAGTTTGACGCTGAATATTTCACCAGCGAAGATCATGCGGTTGATGTTGCTTACAGTTGGTCTAGTGAAGAGCATGGAAAAACCATGATTGTAGCACGAAATAACATGATGTGGATGGAAGTATCCTGCTAAAAATGTTATCGTTGTGCCACAAGTATTAGTGGCACAATAAAAGAGCACAGCAGTCCATTTTTGCTATTATTCATTCAAGTCAAAGGAACACACCATGCAAGTCACTAACAACGTCACCATTGTTGATTACTTTCCTGAGGCATTTATTGCTGAAGCATGTGAAAAGAAAGGAATGAAAGTTGTTGTGAAAAGATTTATCCGTCGCGTTACTTGGCGTTCTAATGGTTTGAAATCATATAGTGTAATTTTAGGTATTGAGGCAAAGTATGATTGGCATTCTCGCATTGCTAACGGTGCCGAGGTGACTGGTTACAATACAGACAAAATGCCTCGTTCTGAGTATGCTCCAATGTCATGTTAGGGATAATTTCCCTCATTTAGTGTAAACCCTTATCTAACATTTTTTCTTATCATGTCTATTGCTGCTGTGTACAACAATCCACGATTCATTGATGCACTTCAAGGACTGCAATCATTCATCCTGAATAATAATGCCGATATCGATATGGCATATGACTGGGTGAGTGATCAAGCAGATATATCATCGTTTGTATGTGATCTAAAAGCATGGAATATGTTTTATGAAATCTATGACGAGGCAACATTATGATCAGTAAACTAATGCAATACAAGGACATTTTCACTGCAAGAGAATATCATCAAGATTCTATAGTTGATCACATAAAGATCCTAGAATCTTCGATTGAGAATCTAGAACAGAAAATTAGTCAATTGGAGGAATTAGTAGACAGTTATAAAACTGTCACATGATATGGGATAGACCTGCAAAATGCTGTATTGTAAGGGAGTCAAAGGAAATCATCATGAAACTAACAACTCACTTAGGTAATCTTGTTGAACAGACAATAGATTATAAGATGCAAGAGACATTGATTTTTACTGGAGATAGGGCACCGATTACGCTAGATCCAAAGTATATCAAGCGAGGTATTTCCTGCCCTATGTCATCAAATATTGAATATCGTAGTGAGTTTTATAATAAGTTTACGAGTTCATATACTTGGAGTTGGTTTGATCATTATGATGATTTAGTCGCTATTAGTTACACTATTGAGACAGTAGACTAAATGTTACAGTGTAACAAATGATACTTGCATAATCCTTTGGAGTATGGGATTATAAAGAAGTCAAAGGAAAGCATCATGATCAGACGTAACGCAACCGCAGCAGACTTTCAGAAGTGGGAAACACTTGCCACCTCTATGAGCGATGCTGAGTTGTTATACGCTGCCAGGGATTGTCGTAAGGTTGAATTACTTTGGAGGGGTCATGATCCCATGGTAGAAGGATTTTATAGTGACCAAGCATCCACTTTTGGAACTGTCCTAAATCGCCGGAGAATGTCACACTAACCGAGTAGGATTCAATCAATCAAACAAACAAAGGAATTCATCATGCGTAAGATCGAAACCCAAATGATCACCGCCATCAATAACAAACAAAATTGGGAACATGATAATACTAGTGTTCATTACAATGAAGAAGGTAATTATTCTATTGTAAGATTGCACGGTCATAAGATTGCCGTTATCAACAATAACGCAGTCGCAATATCAAATGCAGGTTATTATACTAATGTGACTAAATCTCGCTTGAATGTTATCATCAATGAGTTCAAAGATGGTACTAAGAATGGAGTATTTCAAAAAGCAAAGAAATGGTATATAAGAGATAACAATAATGTAATTCCATTCATCTCAGGTTACGTATTCTCATGACACAATCACGCTACGTTGTTGACTCTATTCAATTTGATTTTGTTGATGGTGATTTTGAATTGCCAGTACAATTTCATCAAGGTATAATCAATGCCGCATTATCAACAGTTTATTTTGCTGATAATGAAGATGAAGTAGTCAACCAGATCACAGAATCTGCTGGGTTCTGTGTGTCATCAATCAACCTCAATCGTATCCCTTCTCGCTATTGAACTATGAACAACTTCAACTCACTAACTAACATCAACAGTGCATGGGATGAGTATGAGAATGATGTGAATTATGATCAGTCTAATTATAAAGAACCACACTTCCTAGATGTTATTGATGAAAATAACATTAGAGAGAATCTAGATAGTTATACAGTAAAATTGTTGGAGAATGTATGAAACGCGCATCCTATGAGTTAGTGTCATCTAAGAGGGTAAGATCTATTGGTAAAACTAATAGTGTGCTCCCAATGGAGGTGTATATTAGTTTGCTAAATATGCACCCCGTTGATGCTATTTCGTGGGGTGTTATTGCAAATACTAAGTGTTATATAAATGTGTGAATAAATATATGTTCTTTTTGTATAAGGTTTGGTAATGTCACTTAGTCGTCCATTATCCTCGTGGTTGTTGTTACCTTAGCGGTCGCACTATGAGACACAGTGAAACACTATGAGACCCGCTAAGTAACATCGAGACCCTCACAGTTTTTCTGCCCATTCTATCACAGTTCCTCACAGAATGCAACCCCCAAAGTTCACCAACATGCGAACACTAAGTGAATGTGACAGTCCACAAAGTGTCCCAGACAGTCACCCAAACCCCGTGAATATCGCTTATACTCGTTGTAACGAACACAGGGGGAATCACACAACACTCAGTGATAGATAAGGGGCACACAGTTCCTCACACTAACTGCCATCAATCATGCCCCCTATCTAACACTTACTCCGCACACCGTGAATAACACTTAGAGACAGTTATTATGCCCCTTATGTGTTGCGAAGGGGGGGCGGGTTGCAAAATAAGTACCTTCTTTCTAACCTACAAACGTTTCCAGACGACCTCTAGAAGTCGAATCCATTTATTTTTTCAGATACCCAAAACGCCCAGGGTAAAAAAATTGCCCATAAAAAAATCCCCCCCCATACCTTTCGAGGGGGGAGAAGTGTTCAACTATGTAGTTATAGCAAGGGTTTTGAAATTCGTCAAATATCAGAAAAGTTATCTCTCATATCTTCACGTTGTTTTTTGAGGGATGTATAGGCACCATCTATGAAACCACGACGATATTCCCAGGTATCGCCACCAGTTTTGCCTCTAGAAGTGTTGATGCACAGTGAGGAATCGGGATCATCATCTCTAAGGTTATTGCATACTAGACCAGCAAGATCGAGATCTTTACCTGGTTTGCCGGTGCCTTGCCAATAGAGTACTCCTTCCATCCAGGTAGCACCACACTTCTCACATTTTTTCATGGGGAGAACAGTAGTAATTGATCAAATTATTTAGAGTATAGTTTAGCGATTTCTTTCTTGAGATGCAAGTAATAATGCTTTTTCAATATAAACCTGTGCTTTACGGAGGTCGTGTAGGTAGTCTTCATGAGGTTTATGACCAGCACGACAGACATATTTTACGACATTACCACAGAAGAAGTCTAAGTTTTGATCAGCGATGAAGTCCCATACTTGAATAGATCCTTGTTGATAGTGTGCAGGACTATATTTACTCTCTGTGTTTTCAGACATGGATATCAGTGACGTGATACAATTATAGCATCGACGCTACATGTTTGTCAAGGAGGTTAGCAATTACTTTAGAACCTTCTTGAGATGGGTGAAGGGAGTATGGGTTTACTACGTTATTGTCTAGGAGTTTTTGTATTCTTGAAGAGTCTACGAGCCAATTAGAGAGGTGCATACGATCTTGATGAATTGGAGCACCGGAAACCTCTGCGGTCATTTGAGACATAAGGTCGGGCATCCCCTCATGAGGGAATACTATAGCGTTATTGTGTATGGTGTTAGTTTGGTTGAGGGTATCGAACCATTTATGGCGGATGCCCCTCAGGTCAAAGTACTGTTGCCAGTGTTTGATGTTTTGTGTGAGTTGGTGGTATTCATTCTTTTCATTGAAGTGTCTACGATAATGGTTTATAGAATTGAACCCAGATTTTCTCTCGAAGTCATCAGCACGTTTTGTGTGAAAATTGAAAATGAATGGTTTATATTTTTCTATTTGATTGAAATAAAGTTCATCACGATAGATGGATGTAACACCCCATAGGACGATAATATCTTTTGGATTTTCTACGGTATTGAAGTATTCTTGTGCGAGGCGGAACTGTGTTTGATTTGCTGAACCACCTTGAGCAATGTTATGTTGTTCTAAGTTATATTTGTTTGCCAGAAGTGTTCGCCAAGCATAGGGAGCATTTTGTTTAGTAATACTTCTATAAGAGAGGTATGTATTTTCATCATCAGGGTTATTGCAGGAATATTTTGCACCTACACCTTTGACCCATGAGCATCCAAGAGTAACTAATTTTGTCATAATGAGATTTGACGATTGATGAGTTCTGCAATCAATTTATGACCTTCACGGGTTGGATGATAAGAATATGGATTAGCAAGACCTAATTGTATTGCATAGTCGATTCTTTTAGAATCTCTTGTGTATTGTGAGATATGATAAGAATCATTCTGTATAGAGATCCCCCTAGCATTTATCATTTGAAATAATAAGTCTCGTTGTGTGTCTTTATCAAATAATAACCGAGGAATCTCTACTCCATAGTCATGATGATTGAATGTATCAATCCAATAGTTTTCAATACCAAGACCTTCAAAGTATCGATTCCAATGAAGCATATTGATTGTCAGTCGTCTAATCTCTTCTTCATGATTATAATGATCTCTGACATATTGCCTTGAGTCAAAGTTACACTTGTTCATCATATGTTGATGAGCGACCCCTCCCTGCCCGTACAAGACGTTACTATACCCTGCGTTGCCCTCTTCCCCCCAACGATTAGCATAATAAACTTCATGCCGTGCTGTGGAGGTAATACACCATAACACGATCACTTTATCTTCTGTTAGGTCCTTTGTAGCAAAATATCTTGTGGCATGACGAAACTGTCTCTGGTTTGAGGAACCTTGAGCAGAGAAATTGATATTCTTATATTTGTAGTGCTTAGCAAGGATTGTACGGAAAGAATTCTGACTGCATAGTTCTTTATCCGCAGAGACATTCCTATACTGCAATTTGCTCATGCCTCGGTCGAAGGCAGAACCGGTCCCAAAGGTCCATGAACAACCAAAGGTAACTAATTTTTTCATAATAAAATCAATTCACTTTACATCTTTGCTTTTATTGCAGCGTCCATCCAATCTGCAATCTTTACTTGAGATGCTGCGGTGGGTAGGATAGCATGAGGGTTGACTGCCTTCTGCTCTACCAAATACTTTGTCCGCTTACAATCTTGATGACTGGACTGACCGGATGCATCAGTATCCTCTTCAGGAGTCCAACCTGCATCTACAGCAAGCATGGTCAACAAAGAACGATCGCCCTGATCAGTAAACAGATAGTTGTCAGGTACCGTGGTGTACTTGATCTGGTTGAGTTCATCAAACCAGAAGACCTTATAACCAAGGTTAGTCAGATAACGATTCCAGTGAGCAATGTTATATGTCAGTTGCTCAGTTTCATTCTCTTCGTTATAGTGATTCTTGACATACTTGAACATGTCAAAATCTTTTGCCTTGAACTTATTAGCAGTGTCACCATATCCATTAGCATACAGGACACCAACATATCCTTTGCCAGAAGGATTCATTCCTGTTGAGTCATCGTTCATGAAAATTTCATGACGGGCAAGGTGAGGAACACCAATCAAAACAATAGTCTCAGCAGCATCAGTGCCGTCAAGAACTTCCGCCATCTTACGGAAGTTTCTCATATTGCTGTTACCTAAACGAGCATATGAAGTCAGTTCCCAACCATTCTTCTCAGCAAGAAGGTTCTTCCAAGTTAGGGCGCTGTTCTTATCCTTATCGTAAGGAGTTTCTCCTGCAATACCAACTGAAGTTTTATATTCTTCTAGCGTCATGCCATCTACGTAACCCGCCCCTGTGCCTTGGGTCCAAGAAGATCCAAACGTAAGGAGTTTCATTTATACTTCGTGCGATGGTATAGTAAGCATGATCTTCCATGCCCTCTGGTATTTATCAGAGACTAACTTTCTAATCATTAGAAATGACATCAAAGTCGTTTGATAAGCGACTACTTTTTCCATGAATTTGGGATATAACCGAAAGTGCTGTAAAAATCAACATAGTATCTAGACATACTATGAAGTGCTCGTTGATATTCTTCGTCATTCAATTCTTGAATATCGCTTCCCCACTGATCTTGGAGAAATTCATACTGTGGAGCATTCTTTCCCATAAACGGAACATAGGCATTTTCATGAATTTTTTCAACTTTATATGACAAAAAATCTGATAATTGTTGTAATTGATTTTTTTCTTGTTTTTTATCCCAAAAATCTTCCATTATAACAGTATAAACGTTTTCTTTACCAAATACATCGACGTATTTGGCATAACCTCCCTGGTAATCTGAATTACTTGAGTACCAACCTTGCGAAAGATAGTAAAAAAACAGTTTTGTGTGCTTTTTTTGTCGAACTAGCGACTGGACTTTGAAATTGTTGTGATTTCTTGATCCAAAATCAAGAGTTTTGACAAAAAGACTTCCAATTTCCGAATAATAACGTCTTACTGGGTCCCGAAATTCCATCAAAACCTTGACATTGAAGTGATCAAGTATTTTTGGTGCAATTTCTTTCAAAAATCCATAATCCAAACCCCAATTTCCGTTACAAAAATCACAAACGGCGGCATAATCACCTTTTATGTTGTCCCAGTGCGTCAAATAGTACTCAATGTAGTCATCAATACTGATTTTCTCTCGAAAAAAGATGTCTATCGGAGTGTCCTTGGCAATTTGGTTGCGAGATGATAGAATTCTACCCCAAGGATGGTCATGTGGGCGTTTAGGTCTTGCTCCTTCCAATGCCTTCGAGTTTGCTTTTTTGAAAACCTCATTGAAATAGTCGTCATTCCTCTGTAGTTTCACCAAAAACCAATTTTCTTTATAATGTCCCTGATGAGCATACTTATTATCCAACGCAAGAGTGTAAAACATGGGTGTGGTTGCCGACCACCCAGTGCCAGGGTTGATTAGTAGTGTTGGTTTCATAATCATATATATTATACAAAATACGAGGTAAAGTATGCCGTATGATGTCTATCTAGACAAGAAAATTATCTTCACAGAATTGACAAGAGAACAAGCAGAAGACATTCAGGTTACAATGCAACAAATGATTATGGCGGGGATAAAAACTGACTACACAAGAGAACAAATTAGAATTGAACTTTCCAAATCATGAAACCCACCCTATTTTTGAATGTTGGTACTGGATGGTCTGGTACAACTCCATTATATTATACTTTAGGTTGGTATAACAAGTATTGTCATACAGGACATCGGAAAGAGAAGGGATATTTGTGGTTGATAAACTTAGCACAAGAAAAAAAGACCTTTGATCGTGTCAAATTTTACAAAGAGTTTTTTGGACCATCAAAAAAGTCAACATCAACGAGAAAACCAAAAATATTCACTCACGAGTCCCCTCATGTTGCAGGAAAATGGACTGAGGAAGAAATAAAGTATTTTTGGTCTCCTCCATTTACGCTAAACAAGTATATTGAGTATTATGAAAAGCATTGGGACAATATCAAAGATGAGTATAAGGCAGTAGCAGATTTTAGTAACCCAAATGGGTATTGTGATGAAAATTTTGTCATGTCGATTGCTCCTGATCTAAAAAAACACTTTGACGTAAAAATTAGTATTGTTTTCCGAGATCCGATTCGTAGATTATGGTCTATGCGTCAAAAACAAAATCCTCGTGACCCAGTTCGCCATTTTATGAAATCTGGTGTTGATTTTGGTTATGCAGAAATGTTTTTGAAGTGGGCAATGGCATTTGGATCAGAAAATTGTCATATTACAATTATGGAAGATTTTTGGAATGGAGAAACTCAATCATTGTCAGATTTTATCGGATATGAAATCAAGGACGTTCATAAAAACGTATATGTGCCGGATTTAGGTCCAGCAGCACCCCACATACAGTATTTGAACGATCAGTGGGAATCTGACGTAATGCATATGCCAAAAGAGACGATGGAGTATGCAAAAGAGATGTGTGCACCAATATATGAAAATTTCAAGATGTATTTCGGTTATTTGCCACAAAGGTGGGAAGTAATCTAGTATACATATAAAACACTATTCATCTATATGTTCAATCCGTTTTCTTGGTTACTTACACAGTGGCGGTTACGTCAAATTCGCAGAATGGACCCGTTCGTTTACGAAGATGATGATGATATGGATGAGGAATTCGACCAGGACTTATGATTGGGTTTTCTGAAGGTTTTCATGACTCAGCAGTTGCAGTAGTTCATGAAGATAGAATTATCTTTGCCACACATGGCGAAAGATATTCAAAGAAGAAACATGACAAAAAATTATGTGATGAAGCTGCATTTATGGCAGAGGCACTGAATACTTATGATAGTGTCTACGCTTTTTATGAAAAATGGTTTCCGAAGCGTGTAAGACAATTTTTTGCAGGTCAGAGACATTGGAATAAACCTAGAGACTTGAGATTTCGTCCTACGGTAGATTTCAACCATCATTTGTCTCATGCTGCCGCTGCTTTCCAAACTTCGGTGTTTGATCAGTCAGCATGTGTTGTTGTAGACAGTATTGGTGAGTGGGACTGTAGTTCTGTCTGGGTTGCCAATATGGTTGACGGAAGAGCGAAATATACAAAAGTTTGGTCTCAGAAATATCCAAAATCGATTGGTCTTTGGTATTCTGCTCTAACAAAGTATGCAGGTCTTCGTCCTTTGGATGAAGAGTATATTTTTATGGGTATGGCAGCATTTGGAGAAAATAATCATGAGATTGAACTTAGAAAACTTCTAACTCAGAATAATCATCGTGGGGTCAATATTGACTTCACAAATTCAACTTTTGACTTAGCAAAGAGTGCACAAGTTGTTTTAGAAGAAGAACTATCTAAAATTTTCAAAATAGCACTTGAGTACAGTAATAATGTTTGTTATGGTGGTGGAGTTGCTCTAAACTGTGTTGCTAATACCAAATTGCGGGAAATGTGTAATTTATGGATTATGCCTAACCCAGGAGACGCTGGAGCAGCATTAGGTGCTGCATTGTTGGTATCTGGTAAGAAAGTGCAGTGGACGCCTTACTGTGGGCATAATATTGACCGTAAGGTTGATCCTAAAGAAGTTGTTGAATGTTTACTTGAAAATGGAGTTGTAGGTATTGCAAATGGGAAGGCAGAGTATGGTCCCCGTGCTTTAGGCAATAGATCACTTTTAGCGGATCCTAGGAAAGTTGAAAACAAAGAAATAGTAAATCGTATCAAAAAACGTCAACAATTCCGACCTTTTGCTCCAGCAATCCTAGAGGAGTATTGTCAAGATTATTTTGACATGAAGCATTCCCACTCTAGGTATATGTCATATGTCTATCAGTGTCTGCGTTCTGAGGAGATTCCTGCTGCTGTACACGTCGATAATAGTGCAAGAGTGCAAACAGTGCCTGAGACTTCTGATAGCATTCTAAGACCAATATTGGAAGAGTGGTATCGTGTTACCGATTGTCCTGTATTATTGAATACTTCATTGAACATAAAAGGGAAACCAATGGTCAATGATTGGGGTGATGCACTGGATTTCAAAGAAAAATATAACGTAAAAGTGTTCTAGATGCGCTAACCTATATAACGTGGTATAATTGATTTGAAGCTAGTTTTATTTCATGGCTAAAGGATTCCGGGTGGTAACGACTCCACCTGAAAGCGAAGACGCAAAACAAAAGTCAGAAGAGTTTAGTATTGAAGCTGCACGCGAACTGGTAAAAGGAAAAACGTTTGTTTTCTGCCTTCCTGGTCGTACAGTTTCATATATCTACCTGAAGAATTTTGTGCAACTCGCTTTTGAGATTGTGCAGCGTGGAGGTTCTTTGCAGATCTCCCAAGACTATTCGTCCATGGTCAACTTTGCCCGATGTAAGTGTTTGGGTGCTAATGTTCTCCAGGGTCCTGATCAGAAACCTTGGCAAGGTAATCTAAAGTACGATTATCAATTATGGATTGATAGTGATATTGTTTTTGGTTTAGAGCAGTTCTATCGTCTCCTCTGGATGGACAAAGAGATTGCTGGTGGATGGTATGTTACTGAAGATGGTCAAACAACATCTGTTGCCCATTGGTTAGAAGAAGATGATTTCAAAAATAATGGTGGTGTGATGAATCATGAGATGCTAGATGGCATCCAAAAACGTCGCAAACCATTCACATGTGACTATACAGGGTTTGGTTGGTTGCTTATCAAGTACGGAGTCTTCGAGCACGAGAAGATGAAGTATCCTTGGTTTGCCCCACAGATGCAAGTTTTTGAATCTGGTGAAGTACAGGATATGTGTGGTGAAGACGTATCATTCTGTCTTGAAGCACAGAAAGCAGGTTTTGAAATTTGGTGTGATCCAAAATGTCGAGTTGGACATGAAAAAACTCGAATTCTTTGATTTGTCTATATAATGTAGTGTTGCCATAATACATATGGATCTTTATGATATTTGGGTATGTGGTACGAAAGTATATTCTTGTATAACTGAAGCAGAGATGGAGGAATACTCCCAAGATTTTGCTGACGAATACTATAAAAATGGTCATCCTCATCCAGAGGATGTAGAAATTTGTTACTTGGGGCATGAGGAGGTCTAAAGGGACCTCCTTTTTTGTGTCTCTAAATAGATAAATATACGAGATAATAGGGTCACTGTGCCTATTCAGAGAACCTCGGAAGGTTTCAGGGATATTTCATTATCCATGAAACTACATCCTGTCACTAAAGACATAATCCCTCTGAAGAACGAAGATGCCATCAAGCGTTCCGTTCAAAATTTGGTTCGTATACAATTAGGCGAAGTATTTTTCAATACACTTCTGGGAACAAGAATTACCGCTTCGTTATTTGAGTTAGCGAACGATGATTACATTGATCCCATCCGAGGAGAGATTGAGACTACAATAACCAACTTTGAACCAAGAGTTGACCTGACAGACATTCAGGTTATTAGTACACCTGATAATAATGCACTTTCGGTGACTATTAGTTACGACATTGTGGGACTGACTAGACCTACTCAGTCAGTATCATTCATACTTGAACCTACTAGGCTATAATGGCTCTAACTCAATTTACCAACCTAAATTTTGAGGACATCAAAACCTCAATCAAAGCTTATCTGAGGGAGAACAGCAACTTCTCAGATATGGATTTTGAGGGGTCTAATCTCTCCATTCTAATCAATATTTTAGCGTATAATTCATATAGCAGCGCCTACAACACCAACATGGCGGTCAATGAAACTTTCATTGATTCTGCAACGTTGAGGGAGAACGTTGTATCTCTGGCACGTAATATCGGATATGTTCCTCGTTCATCTAGAGCAGCACGTGCTTTGGTTGCTATTGACGTTTCTAACCTAGATTCTAATACTGAAACTGTAAGCATTCAACCAGGAATCATTGCTAATGGTTCTACTAATGACTCAAGTTTTTTATTTTCAATTCCTGAGGAAATTACTTTCCCAGTTGTCGAATCCGAAGCTGGGGCAAACATTGAGATCTATCAGGGACAATATATCAAAAATACATTTGTTGTAGATCAATCGCAACCTAATCAAAGGTTTGTGATCCCTAATAACAATGTAGATACTTCTACAATCAAAGTCAAGATTAGAAATAATTCTTCTGATAATACTACAACAGATTACAACTTAGTTGATAACATTATTGGTATAACCTCCACATCCAACATTTATTTGATCCAAGAGACCTCTGACGAAAAATATGAGGTCTTGTTTGGTGATGGTATATTTGGTAAGAAACTGTCTTCCGGCAATGTCATTGAAATTGGTTATATCAAGACTAATGGTAAGTCAGGTAATGGGGTCAAACAGTTCAATTTTGCAGGAACATTCAAAGATCAAGATGGTGCTACCGAATCTGGATTCAATGCTGTTCTAGCTGCTCTAGAACCGTCTCAGAACGGCGATAGCATTGAACCCCTGGAGAGTGTCAAGTATTACGCTCCCCGCCTCTATGCGTCCCAATACAGGGCAGTAACGGCGAATGACTATGAAGCGATCCTTCCATCAATCTTCCCTAACATTGAGTCTGTTAGTGCTTATGGTGGTGAGGAGTTAGATCCTCCCCAGTTTGGTCGGGTCTATATTTCTGCCAAACCTAAAAATGGTTCTTTTCTGTCAAATTTGACTAAGAAAAATCTTTTGAATGAATTGAAGAGTTATTCCATTGCTGGAATTGTTCCTACCTTTATTGACCTCAAATTTTTGTTCGTCGAAATTGATTCTTACATTTATTACAACTCCAACTTTGT